CGACTGCCATACCGGCCGCCAGCATCTCACCGACTTCGTCACGCATGACACGGGATGGGGATTTTATGTTGCCTTCCTTTTTTGCCCCGGCAACTGCATTTCTGACCGCTGCCCTTGCAGCTTCTTCGACTGCCGGGGAATTGGCTGTCATACCGGCTACCGTCCCACGCATCAGGTTCGCACCAACGTTATAGAACCCGTTGTAATATCCCAGTGCTGCGTCTTCTGCCTTCTGGATGGAACTGCTCGCCGCCTGTGACACCTGCCCGGAATTCTGCTGGATTCCGTCCGCGGTTGCTTTCTGTGACACTTTACCGGCTTCCTCTCCGCCTTTCTTGGCTGCCTCTGTGACTTCCTTCTGGCCGGATTCGATCTCGCTTTTTGCCTTTTCTGTATGTTCCTTGCCGCTCTGTTCTCCGGCTTCGCCAGCTGCCTGTGCGATTTCTTGCCCTGCATTCTCCCAGTTAGCGGATGCAGAAGCCAGTTCACTTGTAATGCCTTCTGAAAGTTCACCACCAGCCTGTGAAAACGCTGTTGCTGCATCTTGTAATTCATCACTTGTCATCTGGGTAAATGATTTGACCAGGTTTGCACTTTGAGGGCCTAATTTTACTAAGTAGTCATACAGTTCCTTGGTCATTCCCTCTCCGGCTCGTCCTGCAAGAGCTTTCAGGTTTTGCCCCCACTCTTCTACCCCCTTAGCCTGGCTTTCCAGATTCTCTATGATCTTGCCCTTGTCAATCTCCTCGCCTCCGGAAAACTTCTTGAACGCATCCGTTGCACCCTCTAAGCTGTTCTGGATGGACGTTTTCATGTCCTCGTAGGCTTGTTTGACCTCATCGGACATTTCTGTTGCAGAATCTGCCACGCCCTGGTTTGATTCTTCAACAGCGGTTTTATACTCGTAAGCTTTCTCCGCTATTTTGTTGTATCTTTCATCTGCTTCCGAAGTTGTCCCCTGTAAGCCGGCAACAACTTCTTTCTGTTCTTTTATCTGGCCGTTCAGGGCGTTCAGCTGCAATGCATATTTGTCAACCGGTTCACCGGCTGCTGCGTAACTGCTCGCCATTTCCTGCACGGATTCCGTGCCGTCCTGTACCGCAGCGTTATGTTCGTTAATCTTCTTTACTGCCTGTGACCGCAGGTCGTTGAGCACTTCTTCCGCTTCTGACAGCTGGATCTGTGCCTCTGCCAGATCAGAAGCCGCCTTGTTTGCCTGTTCCTGATAAGCATTTGCAAGTGCCTGCTGCTTCATGGAATCGATCACGGCATCCACTGCGGATTTCTCCCTGTTCAGTGCCCCAGTTGTCTCATCAATAGAAAGACCAAGCTCCGGCATGGCTCCGTTGAGCTGGTCGACGATCGTGTTCATCTGTGCTTTATCTGAGGCTGTTTTATTTGTTTTATCCGCCAGATCGTAGAGTTTGTCCGCAAGGTTTTGGTAGGTAGCCGCTTCTGTTTTTGCACTTTTGATGCTTTCTTTTCTCTCTTTCGCATGCTCTTCCATGCTGTCTTTCAGCTCATCGTAAGAATCCTTGCACTGATCGATCGCTTTCCGGTTCTTAACAGACTCCGATGTCCGGTCTTTCATGACCGCACCGAATGCAACGGCCGCCGCTGTAAGGGCTGTAAGGGCTACTGCCACCGCACCGACTGGATTCGCAAGGAGTGCTGCTGAAAACTTCGTAAATGCTGTTGTAACCTGCTGAACGACCAGCAACCCGACCAGGGCTGCCGCCAGTACTGCAAGGGCTGCCGCCAGTGCCGTGACTGCCGCCACAACTTCCGGGTGTTCCTTGACAAACTCCGTTGCCCATTCCATCGCATCTGCCCCGCTCTGCTGGAGTTCCATCAGCACCGGTGCAAGCTCATCCCCGATCGCTATCTTCAGGTTCTCGGTGGCGTTCTGGAAACGCTGCTGGGCAAATTCCCCGGTTTCTGACATCTTCTCAAATGCGGTAGTCGCCGCCCCGGTGCTTCCTTCCATCGCCTGCACCAGGCTGTTGTACTTGGATGTTCCGCTGTTCAGGATGGACAGCATCCCGACACCGGCCTCGGAACTTGACCACATGTTGTTGAACGCGGTCGTGTCACCATCCACGCTGTCCGCCAGTACCTGCAGCACATCCCCGAGCGAATTGCCCTCTGCCATAAGTTCGGCGAAGGTCTTGCCGGTTTTCTTCTTGAGCGTTGAGCCGACAACAGAACTTGTGCTCCCAAGTTCGTTCAGGGCCGCCTTGACGTAGGTCGTTGCCTGTGCGGTCTGCGTACCGTTGGCGGTCAGCAATGCGTAGCTGGCTGCCAGGTCTTCCAGGTTCATGTTGTACGCCGCCGCCAGTGGGATGACCATGCCCATGCTGGCACCTAACTGTGCAACGGATGTTTTTCCTAAGTTCTGCGTTGTGATCAGAACGTCTGAGATCTTCGAAGCATCATCCGCCGACATGCCATAGGCATTGATGGCGGTCGTCAGGATGTCCACGGCGGTCGTGGTGTCGGAAAATCCACCAACAGCCAACTTATTCGCTGTGCCGACAAAATCAACTGCACTCTCGGTCGCTACCGATGCTGAAATAGCCTGATAGGTCGCTTCTGCCAGTTCCCCGACACTCTTACCGGTCTCGCTGGACAATGCCAGGATCTCGTTTCGCATATCACCAAGCGGCTTCTGTGATTCGTCTGCGATCGTGCCAACCTTCGCCATCGCCGTCTCAAACTCCATGCTTGCCTGTGTGCAGTCCATGAGTGCGTCCGTGATCGCCTTGACAGATGCAGTTACCCCGGCAGCCAGCAGAGCCTGTGCAAGGGCATCAATGGCGGTGCTTGCCTGGTCGGTCCCTTCTTCGAATCCGTCCCCGATGCTGTCACCTATGTCAGATGCACTGTCCCCGACATCTTTCGCCGCATCCGAAACGCTGTCCGCAACGTCCGACATGGCATCCTCTACCGCTTCTGCTGCACTCTCGCCGGCTTCTTCCACAGATTCCACAATATTATCCACAGCGTCCTGGACGGACTCTGCAGCATCCTGCCCGGCATCTTCTGCCGCATCTGTAATCGCATCCGCCGCGTCTTCTGCCGCATCCTGTATCTCTTCCAGCGTATTAACTACTTGCTTCGCCGCTTTTTCTGCGTCTTTCCCTGCTTCATCTGCCGCCTGGGAAACGGCCTGCTCTGCCTGTTTTGCCGCGTCCTGTGCATCGGAGGCAGTCTGCTGTGTTGCACCTTTCGCCGCCTGCTCAATCCGCTTTAAGCCTTTCTGAAATCCACTCTCGTCAATCTCAGTGTCAAATCTTAATGTTCCGTCTGCCATTTCCTGCCTCCCATCTTATCAGTCTCCCCACATCGCAGCCGCGAACAGATCACCGATCTGCTCCTCATCCCGCTCATCTTCCAGGGATATTGCCCGCTGGATCTTCTGGATCCGCTGGCGTTCCTGCCTGTCCCTGATCTTTCCGGCATCAATCGAGCGGTAACCGATGCGGGTTTTCGTGCCGGAATCATCCGGCAGGCCTTCCAGCAGCATCTGGAACTTCTGCCAGTGCAGATATTTACAGGCTAGAAGGTCAATGCCGTAATAGTTCTGGAAATCGCTGACGATATACGGTGCATCCTTCTCATAGCTGAACGTCTGCTTTCCACTGCCTTCACGCTCTTTTTCCTTTTCTGCTGACCGGATGCCGGCAATGAAATCCGTGACTGCCTGGACGGCCCCCTGGATGTCCGGCGGAATCTCTTTTTTGTATAACCGCAGGATCAGAAAGAGCCGGCTGCCCGGCTCCCCTGCCTGCTTCACTTCCCCGATCAGCTTCAGCACTGCCCGGAAGTCCGTCTTGACCGGGTACAGGACGCCCCCAACCTCAACGCTTTTCGGCAGTGGTTTATATAATGGGTTCACAGGTCATCAGCCTACGGTCGGCTTTTCCAGGAACGTGCAGCTCTTGCCGTCTGCCGCAACCTTGGCATAGCCCTTGACCGGTTCGGACTTCACGCCGAACGACCCGGAATACTGCAGTGCATCGGTTCCGTCACCGGATGCATCCGGGAGGATGGAGAACTCACGTTTTCTTGCCACGAATTCATCCTCTTTGGTCGCTTCGCCCTTGTCGAAGAAGTCCACGACCACGATGTTCCTGGTCTCCCCGGTCAGCTCGTCATCGTGCACGGATGCGATGTCCATCAGGATCTGGTTGTTCTCGTGCATGTCGAAGTTATAGGACCATGAGGTGCCGTAACCGGTCACGTCGCTGTCGCTGGAATCCTTGTCCACGTACTGGCGTTCATAGGTGGTCGGGTTCTTGGACTCTGAAAGTGTCGTGAACTTCTCCATACGGGTAAATTCTGTTGGCTCCGCCCCATCGCTGGCCGGTACGCCGTAGAAGGACACCCTGCCGGTTCTCTTGACTAATTTCGTTTTATTATTTTTTTCTGCCATAATTTAAGCCTCCTGTTCATAAATTAAGCGGCACTCGATACGATACGTAGCAAGATTAGCTTCGGCATCGTATAGGTAACCGCTGTTTAAGGTTTCAACTGCTGTTGCATGTTGTTTTTCGTTTGCCAGTTCCGGAAGTTCCCCATTGTCCGAGGACTCTTCCAGCCACTCCTGAAGCCCCTGGTAGAAGCCGCTGTTCTCGATATTCACCCTGGCGTCCTCGTCATAGACTTCCTTGGAACAGATGGCGAACTGGTACTGTTTCTTTTTCCCGCCATCCACATATTTCTGGATCACCGGATCACACGGGAGCGGGTCGATGGAGTAACTCATCTCCTCGCCCAGGTAATCCACGTTGACCCGGCCGTCATGTAAAAACGGACAGGTCAGGAAAAATGTGCGGATGCTCTCGATGATGCTACTTTCCGCATGCAATTTTACCCGCCTCCTTCTGGATGCTGTCCTTGTGCCGGTTCTTCATGCGTTCGAACCATTTGGACTGCTTTTTGTGTTCGTAGTACTGCCTTCTGGCGTACGGTGTGGACTGCACGATCAGACCGGAACCGGTGACCGTGCCAAGTGTTGCTGCATCCCGCAGTGTGCCACTTCGGAACGGTGTCTCCGGTTCCATACGGTCTATGCAGGTCTGATCCACATACTTTTGTGCTTCTGCAAGGTTTCCGTTGAGTCTTGCCGCAAGGGAGGCATCCCATTCCATCCTTGCCGTGAACATCCCGCCGCTGCCATGCCCGCTGTAGCGGACGTCCTGCGGCTGCCGGATCTGGAACGTTTTCCTGGTCTCTGCCATCATGCACCCCCTGTCACCTTGATGTGCGGATTGCCGCCATACCGGTTGTAGTTTGCCGCCGACACCTTGAAGTGTTCTGTGCCGGCCAGGTCTTTCGCCGTCTTCATCTGCACGCTGCACTGCCCTTTTACCAGGTAATCATCCTTTTTGACCAGGACTGTTATATACGGTATGCGGACCGTATAGGCATCCGCGGTCTTCCTGCCTTCCGTGGTGACACTGGACTGTTCTGCCTCGTACCACCAGAGTGCCGGGATGTATGTACTCTCCCATTCATCCAGACGGGTAACTGGATTATAACGGCGGTGGTAGAGGGTTGCGTCAGTGTTGGTCAGCATTTCAGGCTCCTGCTGAGCAGACCGGTATTGAGCAGGTAACGCCTGCAGATCCGGTACATCTTCTGCCAAAGCAGTTCTGTTCGGTCTATCCCATCCGACACTTCCGTCACATAGGTGACAGAGTACCCGTCTGTCGTTTCGGACTTCTTTACCTGCCCGCCATCCCTATAGCACACATCAAAGACCGCTTCCGTCATTTCACAGGCACAGTCCTTTAAACCAGGCACAGCTTCCGGAACGGTGATCCGGTTCAGTGTGTACTGGTCAATATAGCTTTCTGCAATGCGTCTGCATTTTTTGAAATCCGCTTCTTTTTCGATACTGCCTTCGTATTCATCCCGGTAATACCCAAACTCTGTGTAGTGTGCCATGCTTCACCACCTCTGTGTTCTTTTCATTCTGCTGGTGCAAGGACTGCAAACGGACAACGTTTTGCCTTGTCTTTCTGCTGAGAATTGATCGGGTTCGGGATCTCCCAGCCCAGACGCATAACTGCACGCAGTGCCACCATGTCGTTCTGCATCAGGTTATAAGCGATCGTGCCGTCTGTGTTCTGGACAACACCCTCGGTGAAGAGTTTGAATGTAATGTCCTGACGCATCGCATAAACCAGCTGCGAGAAATCGCCTGTGATGATCTGTGCTTTCGTTTTATCGAAAGTTCCGTTGTTCGGGAAATACATACCGGAACCGTCCAGCGTGTAATTTGTGCCGGACTGCATATCGGTTTTGAAAATCGGCTGCCCTGTCGTATCTTTCAGACCTCTGAGTTTCGCCCTTACGGAAATATCTGCAACGTGTCCGTTCACAAAATAGCCGGACTGCTCTACCTTTGCAATGACACCATCCTCACCCATGATATCCGCATACAGGTCAGCCGTTGTTTTTACAACGCTTCCGGCTTTCGTTGCGGTTGCTACCAAGTCATCCCTCCAGGATGCCGGTTTTTCAACTCCAAAAAGTACTGCACCGTCAATCACCTTTCCAAAAGCTTCCTGTACCCTCGGCCTTACCTCGCCCCAGATATCGTAGTCTGCGTCTTCCAGAACTGCTTCCGGGATCGGTACGATGACTGCAATCTCTTCCGCAGTAATGTATTTCTTATCCCATGACATCTTTGTGGTCTTTTTCTGTCCGTTGTCCCCATTCACAAAATATGCCATCGGGAGCATGTCCAGTACCGGCATGCGGTACTTATTGGAACTCATGTTTGGCAGTCTTCTGCCCATTCTCAATACTGCCGATTCTGATACAACCCCCTGGATGATCTCCCTTGCATACTGCTCCGGGATCAGGGATTCTGCACCGCTGCGGTCGATCAGGTTTGCATCCAGATCAAACAGTCTTAAATCCATTCTTTTTTTCATCTTCTTGCCGCCTTTCTAATTAAGGAATTAACAAAATCATTGGTATTGTTTCCGGCTGTGCCTCCGGATCCTGCCGCCACATTCTGTTTTGTTTGTGTGTTCACACGATAACCGCCACCTGCATAATGTGGGTTGTCTTTCAGGAACGCTTTTAAAGCTGTTTTGAAATCGGTCTTGTCATCCACTTTCTTCGATACCTCAAACAACACAAAATCTGTGTACTTTGCATCTACACCGTTTTCTTTCAGGATGTCTTTCTGTTTGTACGATTCCAGCTCTTTTTTTGCGTCATCGCGTTCTTTTTCGATGGCAGCCACATCCGGCTTGTTCGCCTGTCTCTTTGCTTTGAAATCACTGATTGCTGTTGTGATTTCTTCCTCCGTCATGCCCTGGCTTCTGAAATAATTGGCAAGTGCCGCACGTTCCGCTTTGCCTGCCCTTGCGTTTGCGATCTCTTCCGCCTGTTCATAACTGTATGTTGCCCCGGCATTTCCCGTATGGCTGCCGTCTCCATTCCCGGCACCATTGCCCTGTCCAGCAGAGCCGGCTCCTCCTGCTTTGCCGTCCTCAAAGAGCCTTAAATTCATTTTTCTATACATTGTATCTTCCTCCTTCGAGATTTTCCCAAGCTTTTAACGCCTTCATGTTTTGGGCATAAGAAAAGCACCCTCATAAGGTGCCAGTTAGTGAAACTGTATGCAGTTGTATTCCCGGTTGATCTCCGTGATCCCAAGGAACCACGAATCCATCAACAGCTTTCCCTGTTCTGACAGGCGATCCCACCGGATGTCTGCATCTCCACTGCTTAATTCCGCCCGTATCTTGTCCTGCGTCAGATCATGCAGTGAATTGACCAGGTTGCAGGTCAGTGCGGATACCGCCGCACATGCACGGTCAGCACCGCTCTCGGAATGTGTCCCGGCGTGACCGGTCATCCGGATACTGTGCTCCGTCATTTTAATGGTTATCATGCTTTTCTCACCGCCTTCCTACGGATAACCGTCTGCCGTTGAACTGTACCGTGTCGCCAATCTGTGCCCTTTTCAACTCTGCGTGTCCGTCTTTGTCCCGGTATAATAATTTGATTGTCTTGTAATTGATCCGGCTCGCCAGCCAGTTCGGTGCAAGCCTGTCTGCGTCTTTTGTGACGGTGTAATGCTGCTCACTCTTCATAGATAATATCCAGACCGTAGGCAGTTGCCGCTTCGTGCTCAATGCGACAACCTCTTGCCTCTTCCCAGCCTTTGCAGAAATAAGCAGCATGACAAAGGCTCATATTTTCCAGTGATTTCGCAAGAAAACATAATGGAATCTGTACAACCCCACGTTCTTCCATAGATTTTCTACTATACCATTCATCCGTGAAAAGAGTATTTACAATTTCATATCCTTTTTCCTCTAAAACTGCAATTGCCTTTTCTCTGGTTGCCTTAATTTCTTCCTCGCTCTTTCCAGCCATTGGCTGTGATAACATTGCTTTCATTCGCTTATTCCTCCTCATGACATTTATTGTGCACTTTCTTGTACACATCTTCGTAAAGTTCCTGCTTATCACCGTTGTATGTATACTCTGCATAGATACCATCACCGCTCACCGTAGTAGATACAAGACATTTGTAATTCTGTAAAGTCTTGCAGCTCCATACTACGAATACGTTAGATAAGTCAATTGGCGGCGTTACCGGTGTATCGGCAAAACCATTCTCGTTGTACCAATCAACCAGTTTCTTTTTACAAACGCTTTCAAAATGTGCCATTCCTGTAATAATCATGTTTTCATCCTCGCTTTCTTAATACAGTGTTGATTTATTTAATTCTTCCACCAGTTCCCTCTCACGTTCTGAAAGTTCATAACAGATGGCATCCTCTGCCTGCTTTCTGGCATTTTCTGCTGCCTGCTTTTCTGCGTTTTGCTTCCTGGCTGCCGCCTGATCTGACAGCAGAAGCCCTGCCCCGTAAATCTCTTTTTTCATGGCTCTCTGGGCGTCCAGGCTTCGCACAAGCTGGCATTCTTCACGCCTTACCCTGAAATGTACGCCGTAGCGTGCCATTTTCTGCATCATGGCAGCGGTGACGATATGATCCGGATAATCATACTTTGACAATTTCCGTGCATTTTCCTGTTTCAGCTTTTCCACTGTATCATTTACCAGCCGGGTCAGATCCGGTGATGTCTCCGCTACCGTTTCCGGTTCGAAGCTGGTAATAAACGATGTTCTCACAGTTGCCCCGTTTTCGTACACGATCGAACAGTCACACACAATGTGGTTCATTCTGTCCCAGGTAGTCTTGCCGGATAATGCCGTGAGTGACGGGGCAAACAAAAAGAACGGGATGCCCCGTTCCAGATAAAATTCACATATGTTTTTCAGGATGGAAAAAGGTGGGTTGTCCACCACCACACATCCCGGCGGATATTCGTCTTTTTCGTAATCGCCGCCTGGCCAGAATGGGCGAATCACGTTCTCAGGATCAATATTGTAACGTTTGCACACCCAGTCCTTTATGACTTCGTATATCTCCGATGGCGTATAGCAGTCGTCTGTCGTTTTCTTCGGTTTGAATTTTTCGACAAATTCTTCGTAAGTTTTGCTTTTTATGTTTCTCACCTCCTTAAAAATGGGTACAAAAATACCACCAGTCGAAAGACCAGTGGTAAATACTTATTTTTCTTAGTTGTCAATAACTTTCACTATATCATCAATAGTTGCATCAATAGTATCCCAATCTGTAGGCGAATCACCCACATCTACCAGAAAATGCGTATCGTCTAATATCTCCACAACTGCTGCTTTTCGTCCATCTTTTAGAAGAATTGTGTCATATTCCTTTATGAGCATTTACTTCGCCTCCTTAATGTACGCACTAGTCAACTTTGTTGTGCCATCTTCCGTCCTGAGCCATGCTACAACTACATTTGCTGGTGTTTCTTTTTTACCATAAAGAATCATCTTCTGGACATATCTGTCGCCGTATCCATTATTATCAACATACTGAGCCGGATATTTCACAGCTCCCTGTTTTAACGCTTTTTGAAGTTCCTGCCAATTTCCCATTTCATAGCCCAAGCGATCTGTAAAGGCTCTTCCCTTTGGATACCCTTTTTGACTGTTTTCATCAAAAAGATATTTCGTAAACTTAGGCTCTGGTAAAATAGCCGTTTCTGCATTCGGTAGTTTAAGCTCTGGATGTTCCAGAAGCTCCTTTTGTCTTTGATAATCCATTTCGACGAACTTCCATTTTTCAGGGTCATTATACTTCATCTGCCTGAAATCCGCAAGACTTCCAGCATCTTCTTTCAGCACTTCCTTGTACCGTTCGTACTGGTTCGAATCAATCTTAGCATTCCGCATCATCTCCGGTGTATAGCGTGCGTTCTGCTGTTTCGTGTTGGTCGCTACCTTGCCCAGTCCATCCTGATAGATTCTCTCACGCTGTTCCGGAAGTCCCATCTTCTTGCTGAACTGCTTATACTCGTTCAGCTGTCCCTGGTACTTTGCTTTTTCCAGCATGATGTCGTCCTTGTCGGCTCCTGCTTCCTGCAACAGCCGTATCTTCTGACGCTGGGCACGCATGGCGGTCTCCATCTTCCTCTGCTGCTGGGTCTGTTCGTAGGCATTGAGCTGCCTGCCGTTCCATTCTTTTGTCTGGGCTTCCCTTTTGTTCTGCTCTTCCAGCCAGTCATCCGGATAGAGTCTTTCAGAAACGCCAGGAATGAACGGGTGGAACGTGTGCCGGCAGTTCGCCCCACACAATCCTGTGACGGTTCCGTATCCGCAGACCGTCCCTAATTCCTTCTTGCTGAACACCCTGCCCTGCCATGTCTGGTGATCTGGTCTCGCACATGGGTGCCAGGACACTTCAAAATACTCTGTATCGAGTTTTTCTGCGTTGTGCTCACTGACCTGTGCCGTGATCTGGTTCACGCCCGTAAGGACGGCTCTGCGTGCTGCCACGTCTGCCCGGTTCGTATGCCCGGAAGCATAATCCACCACCCTCAGCCCGCTGTTCGTCATCTGGGTGACGACTTTCCGGATCGCCGAGTTGTAGTCTGTGCCGCCCGTCACAACGTCCTGGATGGCCGTGTCCACGTATTTCTGGTAGTACTCGGCAAATGGTGTGAATACCCGCTTCCCTGCCATCAGGACTGAAAATCCGTAGCTCTGTGCCATATTAACGAGCGTGTCTTTCGTCTGCTTCTTGGTCGCCTCTGTGAGCTGTTGCAGCCATTTGTTATCCTCCGGCGTCAGGAAATCATCATTGACCTGTTCATAGATCTCCCGGTTGCGGACGTATTCCCATTCCGCTACCTTGTCATACATCTCAAACATTTCTGCCCAGGTTGCCCCCAGTGCTTCCTTGATGATCCGCTCCACCTCTTCGCGGGACTTGCCCATCTCGATCAGACGGTTAATCTGGTAATCTGCCGTTGATGTGATCTCTCCGGTCTTTCTAATCCGGCGGATAACATCTTCCATGATACGCCTCTCGGCTTCCCTCCAGATCTTCTCAGCCTGCAGCCCCATCCGCTGCACATCCGGTGCGGTTCTCTCCTCTGCCATGACATCACTCCATCACGTTGTTCTGCACTGGCAGGTTCTTTCTGGCCTGTTCCAGTGTTTCACCGAACCATTTTGCCCGGTACTCATCTACCCCCATGGCTCCCATGGAGACATCCTGCCGGTCTCTCTGGCGTTCTGCCTCCTTATCCTCGATGATGGAATCATCGAAGTTGATTGTGACTTCTACGTCTTCTCTCAGTGGTTCACCGAGGGCAATGCCAAGACGGATGATGATGCGAATCAGTTCTTCCAGGGCACTCTGAAGCACGATTTCATGCTTGCACAAGCTCCGGTACATATCGCTGTTTTCCGAGATCACCTGCGTTGCCGTTGCAACCGTCCCCTTTTCGAACTTATAGCGTTCTGTCCCGAATCCGCATTTCATGGACAGGTAATTCAGGTCATCGTTTAAAGCCTTGCTGTGCTGCTCTGTACGCAGCTCCATGTTGACTTCATAGATTGGATTTGTGTCTTTCAAGGTTTCTTCCGGCAGACTGTAGAATACCGTGTCATTCTCGTCAAAGACCTTATTGCCGTTCTCATCCGTCAGCATCTCCGGAGCCACAAAAATCCGCTTGCGTCCAAGTCCGAACTCGTTGGCGTAAGAATCATATTCTGTGTCGATCTTCCGCAGTATGTCGATGCTGTTCGCAAAAAGGCTTATACCCATCGGGTTCTCCTCGTCTTCCATATCGGCATTATTGACCATGTTCAGCCTGTCGATCACAAATTGTGGTTCTGCCGATCCGGTCTCGATCTCTTCCGGAAGCCCGGCAAAGATTGGAACCTCCTGCCACTCTTCTTCGGTAAGCTCCTGCCCGCAGGTCGAACCTGCCGTCACCAGCAGTACGGTATTTTCAATGCGGTAATTTCCATCCCCTCCGACCTTGTGATGCTGCAAGTGCAGATATCTCTTTGTGCAATAGGTTTTCGGAAATGCAAATATTACTTCCTGAATCTTTCCGTTTTCCCAACTGACCGGGAAGATATTTTTTGCAGTCACATAATTGATCTTGATTCTTCCGCCGGTCACTTCGCCCAGCAGACCGCTCTGCAAGTCCTCGATACACGGAACATAGGCAACGGTTCCAGAGCACGCCTTTCGTTCCTGGTATTCATTTCCAAGTGTGTCAAAATGGTTGTCCTGCAAGATCTGACGAACAAACGCATCCGTTCTCTGGTCATCCAGTACGATCGTCACACGTTCGTTCAGCAGCAGATCTGCCATATCCTCACAGACTTTCTTCGCCATGCCGAGGCTGTGACGCTTGCATCTGCTATAGCATCCCCTGCCGGTATACACACGGTAGAAAGTGAACCGTTTCACATTTCCGTTATACCAGCTCTCCCACTCCGCTATTTTTCCGTAAAAAGAAGAAGGGAGCGTATTGATTCCCTTCTTTCGAAAATATTGAAAAATATTCAATTTCTGTCCTCCCTTTCTTCCTTTGGCAGGAACCGCTTCACCCTGTTCCAGAGCCCCATGACCAGATACCTCAGGGCATCGAGGCAATGGTCGTGCTCTTTTACCGGTACTTCTCTGCCCTTATCTAATAGTTTCCTGTCGTATTCGTATAAGCCAAATTCTTCGATCAGGTGCTTCTGATCCGGCGATATCCGAAGAATCCCATAGGTCAGCAGTTTCTGAACCCTGGCAATCCCAAGTGCGACCTCGTTCTGTGCATCCTTGAAATGTATGGTCAGGCCTCTCTGTCGGCAGGTTCTCTTGATTTCTTCCTGCAGTCCCCGTGCCGATGGGTCTAAGTACAGGTAGAAGATGTTGCAACCATATGCCTCTTGCAGGGATTCTACGAAGTCTGCAAAATCAGCCGCATACTTTGATGGTGATTTCTGCTTTCCGGTTTCCCTGCCCGAATGGTAATACTCCTGTAAGCCATCCAGACGACACTGATATTCGTTGATACCGCAGGCCTGATAGGTCGTTGCGTTCTGCTGTCCGTAGTCTGCCCCGATGCCGATCAGGTTATATTTCTGTCCTTCTTCCGGCCTGCCTTTGTGCCGTCCGGAAAACATATAATAAATCAGTTCATCAACGCCGATACACTCTCCCAGCCATACCCAGCTGTATTGTTTTTTATCCAGACGCATCATAGTCTCGGCAGTCTCGATCAGGTCACGCCCCAGCCATTCTTCCGGTACATCCCTGTAATCTGTGTGGATGTGGATGCAGTCCGGGCGTTCTTCCATCTTCTTCAGCCATTCCATGATCGGGGCATTCGGGTTCTTGGGTGGATTGAACAGGTAGATCATCTGAAACCCGGAACTGTTGCCGCGGATGAACGTTGCTTCAATGTTCTGCAGTTCATCTTCTCCTTCACCGTCCTCAAAAAACTCTGTCAGCTCGTCCAGGATGACCAGTTTGATCGGCTTGTCCTCATCAATGATACCTTTGGTATCGTCAATGCCATCTGATCCGGAAAAGTATATGGTCGAACCGTTCTTCCGGTAGCTAATCTCCATCGGTGACTTTGTGATCCGGAAGCGGTTCTTCGGTATTTGCAGTCTGCCAATTCCACGAAGCATTTCTTTATACACTGTTTTTCGCAGTTTGTTGTGATGCTTTCGCAGCACCACCACAGATCCGTGGCTGTCCGCTATGATCTGATAGTTGGCACGGATTGCCACAAAACTGGACTTTGTGCCGGCCCGCCCCGATGTCAGGATAATGTGCCTGTACTTCCTGCTATTGAACGCCGGCAGATATTTCGGGATCACAATATCAGATATCCGTACCTGTTTCTTTTGGTGCATCATTGATAATCTCCACCCCATCTTCCTGATCTTCGTTTCCGTTTTCCCTGCTGATCTTGTCTGCCTGTGCCTTTAACTGCTGGATGCGTGCCTTTTGTTCCTCACTGGCTGCCTCCCAGTTTTTATGCAGCATCTCATCATACTGCTTGATCATGTTCCTCAGCTCGCCCTGTGCCCTCGCCTGGGCTTTCAGGAACTCATTCTGCTTGTCCCATGCCTGTTGTACTTCCCATTTCTCTCCGAAAACGTTTCCTTCTTTGTTTTCTATTTTTTCGATCGTCTTGTCCTGCTGATCCTTCACGTAGGCAATACGCTGTGCACGTATAATGGCAGCGTATGCGATCTGAATCTGATGCCATAGAAGATCCAGCGGGTCAGCCTGTTCAATCGCCGAGAAGATTTCCTGTGTTTCCTCCGGCAGGTATTTCCGGAAGAATCCATACTTCTCAGCATTCTTATTCCCAGGCGGGCCCGTCGCATTTCTGTTCCCCGGCTGACCGCCTTTTTTTCTCTTTTTCGAACGTTCGCTTTTTATATCCGAACGCTCGTTTTCCCATTTGTGCGTGCATTTCCATCTTCGGACTGTCCCTTCCGGGATATTTAGTTGACTTGCAATCTCAACTAATTTCTGTCCCTGCAAATATATCTGTTTTGCTTGTTCTATTCGTTTATCCGGTGCTCTTGCCAAGCCTCACCACCTCTTATTCGTCGTTTTGTAAGTACACAAAAAGACACCCAGCACTGCCAGATGTCTTCTTGCGGAAAATGTAGTATTCTTTTGAGAAAGGATTCTTATATGTCCCCATCAGGGAAATCGGAACAGAAGGACTCGAACCTTCGCCCTTGTCTACTCATGAGACTGCTCTCGCCGCTGAGCTATGTTCCGATGCTGCCGGGCTGTTGAGACCCGGCAGTTGCCAAAATACTTAGAGGTAAATGAAAAGAACCAATCATGTCAGCATCATTCCCAAACTGAACTGATTACACTATATCACAGGTGGAGTGCGACATTCTACGACATCTTGAAATTATTTAACGCACTCCCATGGATTCTCTGGGGTTGTCTTTCGTTATACCCCATTTTTTCTCCGATTTCTTTCCAATTCAGCCCCCACAGATACCGCAGTCGCAGCACCCTCTGCTCATCCGGGTTCTCCATACGTCTGATTGCCAGATCGATCTGTTCACGTGTCCTTGCTTTTTTCAGCCGTTCCCGTTTCAGCCGGCCGATCTGTCTCTCCATAGCTACCACATAATCCGACAGATCAGACTGCTGGCTGCCTTTCGGCATCCCGTCATTGACCATGGATGGAAACATCTGATCCATCCGGAGCCTCTGGATCTCTTCCAGGATCTCACGCTCCCTCCGTTCACATTCCCGGTATCTTCGCAGGAACTCCTTTTTCTTGTCGTTTTCTGTCATCTCCACCGGCATCGCCTCCCCTCATGCATTTCCTTGCTATTATTTCCAGGATTTCACCGTCTTCATCATCGGTGTGTTCTATGTAATGTTCTATAATTTTGACTGATGCCAGTTTTGTCATCTTGCTCTTTACTGCGGCTGGTTCATGGAATCTTCTGGCTGCATCAGCATCAACACTCTGCTCCAGATGATCATAATGTGCTTTACGTTTTACATTTTTTTCTGCTGCTTTCATCGCTCATCTTCCCGCCCCTTTCATGAACCTGTCCAGCACAGACATTCTCCAGTCATATTCCATTCTTGCCTGGTAGCAGTCACAGCAATGTGTTTCTGTTGTTACATCACTGAATTCTTCGCTTCTTGTACATCTGCATACCCCATCCTCGCTATGGTATCTGCATGTGCTGCAGTTCTTGTTATTCTTCATTTTTTATTTCCCCTTCTGTAATGATTTCAAAAATTCTGCCAGTTCCATTTCACTGTTGGGATATTTGCTGTAAGCTTCTCTTACATTCCACTTAGGAACTCCATTTTTCTTTTCAGCCTCCGGACCTCCTACCAGATGGAAATAACAGCTTTCTCTTTCCGGAATGTGTTCATTGCCCGGAATGATATATGTTTCCGCGATCAATCTTGCCCCGTTGTCAAAATCGTACTTATAATATTTACATCCAATATTCTCGTCTTCGTACCACAATCCCCATTCTTTGTATTTTCTGAGCCACGCTCTCCGCTGTTCATTATTTTTCAGCACTGGAAGCCCTGGCTGTTTCCCACCTTCGTGGTACTGCAACGTTTTATGGTATATCGCCATGTTCTTTTCCTCCCTGTATAGCTTTGTTCAAATCTCTCAGACATTTCTCACATGTTCCATTCACCATCATCGAACACGATCGGTATCCATCTTGGAACGTGGAAATCATTGCTCGGTAACATTGTTCTATTTTCTGCCCTTCATACTGCTCAAAATACGAACATTCCTCTGTCGGATATAAGTTGCCGCCCCTGCACCAGTGTGCCTGCTCTCCTGGTTTATGACTGTCTGACCACAGATGCCTTTCCGGATAATGATCCGTGTATGGATCTTCCTGTGCTCTGTAATCGTCATAACACCCTCCGTAGGGACATCGCTCCGACCAGTAGTAGAGGCAGTAATAACACAGGCAATCACTGCAAGTCACCATTCTACTCATCCTCCCTGTATGGCTTCGGCAGCGGCATCCAGGCATTGACGAACAGGTCATTTGCCAGACAGGTATCTTCGTCGAAGCAATCCCCCAGATACCATGCACCACCTAATTTTTCATCGTCCATGTATCTCCCAACCAATGGAAGAGAAAAGTTTTCAAACGACATCAGCACATAATCATCATTTTCCGGCAATCTCTCTGTCACCGGAATCCATCCGGATTCCAAACGTTTTCTTTGATTTCTTAACTGTCTTGCTTTCGCTTCCGCTTCTTTTTCGTCCGTGTACAGATAAGGGACATCCCAGTCAGCCCATTCATCTGCATACTTGACCTGTTTCGCTGAGACATCCTGGACGATAAATCTGTGGACGTGACAATTCCATTCAGGATGTTCAAACACCTCAACTTCATAGATCACATCACCTGGTTTGCACGGCACAACAAATAATCTTCTCTCTTCTTCTGCGTCTTCGTATGTACCTAATCTGTTTACTACCTCCAGATCTGATGCGTTTGCCACGTATTGCATTTCTGCATTTCCATCTGCCCAAATCCGCTCATATGCGGTTGTTAATCTCTTCACTGTTCTTCCTCCGTCCCTGCCTTATCTCTTTCATCCTGCCATTTCTGGTCAAGATATTCGCAGAATCCTAATATCTGCCGTTTCACAAAATCCACCGGATACTTCTGGTAGAGCTCCTGTGCTTTATCATATACTTCTTTCCAGTACTGATCCGAGTCTTCCGGGATCCATACGCTTTTCACAAATTCCCAGAACTCCGGCATAAATGCCGCTATATCCGGTATATCTTTCTTCTTTACTCCTGCCATGCCGTCCTCCAGTTACCAAAAATACAAAAACAGGTTGTCGGTTACGTTTTCCATGTATCCCGAAAAGCGGCTTAAATACTGCATTTTTAAGCATTTTCATTGTTAAGTTACAAAATTACAAGAATTTTTGTCCCTATACGTGAGAGGTGAAATATTTTAAAAATTTATTTTTTTTATTTTTTTCTCTGTATATAGTTCAATTTTTCCGTGTATCCCCTGTAACTTGTAACCTTTTAGTCAAATGGTATCTCCATCTGCTCGCTTTCTACCGGCACAAACTCCGGTTCTTCCTCAATTCGCAGCCATACACACCGGACAGTGCTTCCGCCGACCTTCTTGTTTTTGATCATCTGGCCGCCCTGCGTCTGTAACAGACCTTTCCGGTTTGCCCAGGACAGGAACGATTTCTTTGAAAATTCACCCTCTCTGCACAATTCATCAAACGCTGCGTTAAAAATCAGGGCGTATCCTTTCTGGATCATCCCCCACTTCTCGCACTTTGTAGTCGCGTCAAAGCGGTGCTCATTCATGTTTACTTTGTCCAGTATGAACCGATAGCAGCGTTCGTTGTCAGAAAGCTCATTTCGGTCCACAAGCACTTCTTTCGCTTCGTCTACAGAAATATACTCTCCGTCCTTAAAAATCCGCTCTGTGGCGATTTTATCGGCTGTCAGGACAATTGAAAGTGAGATCGCCTGCTTCTGCATCTTGTCGTCATTCATCAGCTCTGCCTGGAGCTCTTTCTGAATCCGGCAGATCTCTTCCTTTCCCATATCCTTGAGGACATCGATGAAATCCATCCCGGCAAAGCCGTAATTATGTTTGATAGTGTCCATGGTGCCCTGCGGGTCCGGGAAGAAGTGCTCGCCTGCTTCCACTTCCAGTACACGGTTGATAGCCCCGCCCTGGCTGACATAGCTGGTGATCGGCTTCTCTCCATTCGTCAGGGTGATGCACTCCCATACATTCTCCCGGTTTATCCCAAGCTCCTTGTTGGATCTGGTCTTGCCTTTTCCGGAACACAGGTTGTATATGATCTCCTCAAAGCGTTTTTCTACGGACTGGCAGCGTTTGCTGGTGTCGTCCAATACAACTGGCAGATGGTTCAGAAAATCTGCCAGTGCCTCAAAACCAACGTCTGTGCTGGCATAATCACGGTAGTACATCCCCTTGTTCGGGTTTGCCCAGATAGACGTTGCCAGCAGCAGCGTAACGGACTTTCCGCCTTCCGTCTGTCCCCAGAGGTCTACCATGAACGGCAGGCCTCCGATGATGCTGATCAGCACACTTGCAAACGATGCTGCCATCATAAACTGGATCTCAAAACACCGCTTCTTTCTCAGGTCCAGGACACGCTGGTACCACTTCTCCCGGCTTCCATGGCTCTGTATGCTCTCATAGATCTGGCGGAACCTGGCCGCACCGTCAAATTCGATCCCGGTATCATACGGCAGGAATTTTCCCCGGATCCATCCCATTTTTGAGCTTGAAAGGATGACTGGGATATTTTCCTCATTATCCGCTTCCACATCCGCCAGGTAACGTACCAGCAGCTTCGCACTCTCACTCGTCACCAGTATGGACCTTGCAGACAGGTCACATATCTTGCTGGCTTTCGTGACCGTTGTCTTCGGGATCGTCAGTTCCCTCCATCTCCCGTTTCGCTTAAACGCAAGCGTAACCTGTTCTTCTTCCGTCTGCAGGTTCTGCATGCGTCTGACCGGTATGATCGGATGCCGGCACGCAATGACGTCCTGCCGTCCGCTCTGAGGGTCATACAGCCTCACGCCTTCGTCCGTCACGATCCACTGCCCGCATTTCATCGGTTCGTATTTATGGTCAGAGAAGTGTGTCCAGTTTTCTGCCATGGCTGTCTTCTGCTTCTTCTTTTTTGTTTCGCTGTCAACTTTCTTGTAGACTCTTACCATCTCACGGAATTCCGTCTTTACTTTCAGTTCGGTTGCTCTCATGCTCAATGATGCCAGAAGCTCTGCACGGTACAGTTCATCCTCCTGGTCAAACACCTCGGCAAGTACCTTGCTGGATAAGATTGTCTCTTTTGTTAATTGATTAAGTGGGACCATTCCCTCACCTTCTTCCTGCCCCATCAGTAACTGATTCCATTCAATGCACCATGCACATACAGCTGGTACTGCATGGCGTTATAGCTGTCACACCATGCGTCCGAGAACGGTTCTGCTGTCTGAAAATTCTTTCTGTATATTCCGATCAACAGCAGATTAAACCGTTTTTTCTCCTCTTCACGGTGTTGTTCTTTTTTTCTTTGTTCTTTTGCTTTTTCCCTGCGGTATCGTGCCATACGCTGTGAAAAGCTCCCCGGCTTTTCCTGCCTGTATGTCCCACCAAGACTCAGGAACGCTTCACGGAAGCTGACACCATCCATCCTCTGTACAAAGTCGAAGATGTCTCCATTCGCCCCGCACCCGAAGCAGTGGAAATCCTTTTCATAGATCTTCAGGGACGCATCCCTGTCACCTGTATGGAATGGGCAGCGGATAAAACCAGCCCTGTTTGGCCGGAATCCATACTGTTCAACAATCTCCTTCATGCTGTACCGCTGTTTCAGCTCCTCTTTTGTCATAGCCCCTCCTTCAGGATCCGGATGATCTCTGCCCCAGTCTCTTCTTTTTCACAGAACAGGAACCTGCATCCGTATTTCCTCTCTAACGTGTGCAGGATCCGGTACAGGGTTTCCCCGGTCGTGGCTTTTGTCTCGGTTTCTTCCCACTTTCCTGTTTCCGGGTTTCTTTGCCTTTTCCACCGCCGCGGGTTCTCCCACCAGATCACATCTGACAGCTGCCGGAACCCTTTTCCATGTTCGCACAGGAATACAAGCTGGATGTCGTTATCCTGTGCCAGTTTCAACTCCTTCCGGAAACGTTCGTGATCCTGGCATGCATTGCAGCACAGCTCACTCAGGTTCTGTTTCCGGTCGATGATCAGCCGGGGATTATCGTAGTTCATGTAATCCCCGACCATTAATTTTGAGACTGGGTGCCGGATGCCCTGGGCGTCAAATTCCTCCAGGATTTTCCCGATCGCTTTCGGTTTTTCCCTTGAATCAATCTGTATGATCATAATCAATTAAACGGCAGCTCTTCATCATCTATGTCATCCGGGATACGCATGAAGCCATCATCCGTTTCCTGTGGTGCTGGTATGCCGTTGTCCTGCTGTGCTGCTTTACTTTCCGCAAAACCTGCCGCTTCCACTACCACATCCGTTGTATAGACCTTCTGTCCGTCCTGGTTCGTATAGGAACCTGTCTGAATCCGGCCGTTCACCTCCATTTTTTTTCCTTTCGAAAAATACTTTTCGATAAATTCGGCTGTTTTTCCGAATGCAATGCAGCCGATAAAGTCTGCACTCGGTCCGCCTTCCTGACGGAACCGTCTGTCTACTGCCAGGGTAAATCTGGCAATTGACAGGCCACCGTCTGTATATCTGATCTCCGGGTCACGCGTAAAGCGTCCGGTCAACTGTACACTGTTCATTCTGTTTCTCCCTTTCGGTCTGGTGTTTTTTCAAAGATACTCATGATATATTTAAATTCCCCGATTGTAAGCTCTTCGATCGTCTTTGCATTTACCTGCTTGCGTCCCAGGATGATCTTGTCCGGAACCCCGGTACGTTTCTGTTCTGCACGGACTGTGGCAATCATCTCCTTTGTTGCAGGACTGCCCACGTTCACTTCCGTTTCGCTGCCTTCCGGTTTTTCCGCCTTCTTCTCAGGCTCTGCTTTTTTTTCAGAAACCGGCTTCTCTTTTGCTTCCTGCTTCTTCGGCTGTGCCGCTGCCTTAGGTGCTGCCGCCTTCTTCGCTTTTTGCCCTTTCGTCCCCTCTTCCTGGAGTTCCAGTGACTCCGCATCCGGATCCACCATGTCTTCTGTCGGAATGCAGAATACCTGAAAGCATGCATATTTATACGCAATCGCCATGGCCTTGTTAGTTGCCTTATCACCTGTATCGATACCTTCTCCGTAGATAATCGCTTCTTCGTTTGACCCGTCTTCCGCATAAAACCCAAACTTTACCTTACAGATGACCTTGATCATATCGGTGCCATTCTTCGTCTTTCCCACTACTTCGCACTTTCGTTCCAGTACACGTGGGATGATCACGACCTTATTCTTGGCAAGTGCCGGATGCAGGGCGTTATATACATCATCGATACTGCGGAATTTAAATCCCTGCTGCCGGTTAACCTTATCTTTTGCAACGCTCCCAACATCTGCGATCACGCCGGCCAGTGCCTTATAGATCATTGGCACGTTGTTTCCTGCTGTTCTGCCTTTTTCGTCCTGCATCATGCATCCCTCCTTGTATAATAGATCCCAATGCTGTTGAACGCCATCTCAACTTCTTCCAGTTCTTCCGGCGTGGCTACGACTTTGTAAAATGCGGTGATCGTTGTCGGCTGTTCAAATGGAAGCTCATCGTCTGCTTCCTCAGCAAAAAATCCCTGTGCTGCTTCATTTACCGCAGCCTGTTCTGCTTTCTCGCGTTCCTCTTTTCGGATACGCTCTTCTTCTTTGATCCGTTCTCTTTCTTCTTTGCGGATCCGTTCTTCCTCTGCTCTGCGTTTCTGCTCCTCTTCCAGACGCTTCTTTTCGGCTTCCCGTTTCATGATCTCTGCATTCTGTGCTTCATACTGGTTTACGTAATTGATCGCCCCAGCAAGGTCCAGGTCTTCCTTGTACCGTCTGAGTGCTTCTGGAACCGCATCGGATGTCATGGCTTCCAGCATGGCAACTTCTTTTCTGACGGAAGAAAACACCTCTTCCATTTCTTTTCTGACTGCTGCCATACTCGTAGAAGCGTTTTCCCATTTGGCGTTATAGATCTTCTTAAGCGTCAGATAATCTCCCAGATCCCCGACCAGGGAATCATACAGTGCTCCAATCTTCGCTTTCTTTTCCGCTTTTCTTCTTTCTTCCATCTCCGTGATCTGCTGGCTGATCAGGCCGATCGGCTGGTCAATGATCTGCATCAGTTCTTTTGCTTTCCCCTCAAAATCATTGTAAGGGATCATATACTGGTTCTTTACTTCCTTGCGTTTGTCATCGATTGCCTTTTTCATCTTTCGAAGTGCCGCCACTTCGTTCTTTGCATAAACTCTGTATTCATCTGTAAATGTTGCATTTTTATAGAGTTCCATTCTTGCCTGGAGTTCGTCACGGATCTCTTCAAAGTTGAAACCGATCACACCCGGCTTCTGGTCAACAACCACCTGTAATTCATTCATCTGTATTTACCTCGTTTTGTTTTTCTTCCTGCTCCCTGAGTTCTTTCAGGATCATGCTCACACTCCATGTGGAACACTTCATTTCATCTGCAATCTTCGTATTGCTCCATCCTGCCTCGTGCAGTGCTTTTACCTTCCCCCGGTCTATGATCTTCTTTGTTGGGGGGGCTGTTTTTTTCACCTTTTCCGGCTTCGTCTCTGTTTCTGGAACCGGGATTTCCATCACCAGCAGCATCATTGCTTCTGCTACCTCTCGGAAGCTCATGCCGTCAATGCATCTGGCAGCATATACCGCTTCGCCATTCCGGCAACGATCTGCTGCTTCTTTGATGCTGATCTGTTTATATTTCACTTGATTTACCTCCTACTTTTGCCCTATAATTGAGCTGTGTTATTATTTTTCAAGTCCCGGATCGCCCGCCAAAGCACCGGGACTTTTTACTACCTCGAGTGTCGCTTTCTCAACGATCACCGATTCTTTCGTCTCTTCATTTATTGCATGCACATAGATGCTATTATGGTGCCAGATCCGGTACTTGTCCGAATCAATCCCGGCCAGTTCCAGGATGGCTCTGGCTTCCTGGTCTTTCCCTTCGCTTACTCCGATCATTTGCTTTCCTCCTCGCCCTCGATCAGGCTGTCCAGATACTCGACCATTACTGGAAGTTCTTTTGTACCAAGATCCATAATACAGTATTTATAGAAATCATACCCTCTATTTGCACCCCATCCATGTTTTATTGCAGTTACGGTGACCATTATTGAATAATCAAGATTGTTAATATCCAGACTGACATAATGTTTTCCCTGTTCATGAATTGTCAGTACCTTATCCAGTAATACACCAATCCATTTTCTTCTCTCTTCTGCTGTCATTTTGTCCCCGCTTTCCATTCCAGCTGTTTCAACTGCTCATACAATTTGTTGAATGTCTCTTCTTCAATCCCTGAAAACGTAATGCCATCGCCTGTATATGTATCACCTACAAACAAAATGTTTCCCATGATTGGGGAGCCGTGTTTGTCGGTTTCGTACAGATAGCAGCCAATCGGGTTAAGCTGAAGTTTATTCTTGAGCAGAAACTCTTCGTCAACCAGCATAGCCACACACTTGCTGTTTTCACGTTTAACTTCTGTCGTATGCCCTAATTCGTTATACAGTCGTCTTGGCATGACGTGCTCAATCATCTCGCATCCGTTCCCGATCAGCTCACAGAGCTGTCTATTCTGCTCTCTTATCGTTCCCTGTGGGAAATCATGCACGGTCACTTCCAGATCCGTACTAACCTTAATAATCTTGCTCATTCTGCTTCCTCCTTGCTCACCAACATCAGCACACGGATCAGTACCGCACACCATACGGTAATGGCAGTTCCAACGATATCGCGTTCACAAATCGTGCTGTACTTTCCCAGCCACCAGAACGTGAACGCTGCGGCTGCTGTGGCTACGATCTGGGCGATCACACCAGCTCCGGTTGTTTCTTCCGCTTCTTCTGTTACTTCTGTTTCTCTTCTTTTCATCTGCTTTTTATCTCCCTTCAATCAGTGCTTTCATCAAAAGATGATTGTCTATCTTCAATGTGTCTTTCAAGATTAACAGCTCTCCGATTGTCATGGTCTCCGGCTGCCGTCTTCGCTTATACAGCGTACTTTTGTTGATGCCAGTTTTGGTTGAAAGCTCTTTTACTTTGATTTTGTTTCTTGACATTCCGCCGTCAACGGCTTCTCTCAGAAAATCAAGACGCTCGTCTGTTTTGGGCTGACAAAAATTGCTTTTCGGCATCTTATCACCTCACTTTTCCTATTCATTCATCATCAGAATCACCATCCAGAACAGCAACAGGATTGCTAATGGTTTCAACATTTCCTTACCCCGCTTTCTATAGGATTCTTCCATTGTCTCTAATGCTGTTGCGGTATCACTGAACGCACTCGAGACTGCTTCTCGCATCTCTGCTCCTGTAATTGCTGTTGTGACTTTCTCGGCTTGCTTTTTGATGTCTGAAATATAATGTTTCATCAACGGTCTGTTACCTCCTGTTCTTCATCTGGCTTTACTACTTTGAATCTCACATCACATACTGCATAGCCATCTTCAATTTTTAATAATTTTACGAACGCTCGCACATCCGGGCGTTCTTTTTCTCGCTGCTTATCTCCTGCTTCATTCGAATCTGCCTCGGTTTTAAGCAACACACTTACATCTACATCAAGTGCGGATGCAAGTCTGAGAATGTCTGTTTCTTTTATCCTTTTTCTTCCTTTCAACATGTCTGTAAGCTGTTGCTTTGAATACCCTGCTTTTTGGGCTACTGTGCACTGCTTAAGACATTTTTCTTTGATTATATTTGAAAGATTGTCTGCTACAATAGATTTCATTCTTACCCCGCTTTCTGTTCTTCGAGAGTGTCTCTGGCTCTCAGGATCTCTGCGTTGCTTCTGATGATTGCCAGGCTTTCTTTGTCCAGCTTTTTCAGAATCGTAACTGTTTCCTGCAACAGCTTCTTTTTCGTTTCTCTCATTCGATTCTCTCCTTTCTGTATTGGCTTACCATCATCGGCGACCACGTTGCCATCGTGATCGGACGGGGACTGTGCCCCGTTTCGGCTTTATTTATAAAGTTGTTTCAATAAATTCAGTTGCTGCTTTGATGGTTCTAAAAGTATGAAACTCTCTGAACCCTTTGCCCTCACGCACGTTTACGTGATAGGCTCCGCGTGTTCCTTTCATTCTTTTGATTTCGTAACCCTTAACAACTTTTACTGTTTCGTACATTTTATTTACCTCCTGCGTTTTGCTATTTCGTTGACCTTGGTTACATTATACTTTCCTATGGTTACTTTGTCAATACTTTTTTGTTGCCTTTGGTTACTTTTTTTGTTGACTTTTTGTTCGTGCGGTGTTATTCTAAGATCAGAAAATAGAATGAAGGGAGGCGAATGAATGACGCAAGGTGAGCGTGTCAAAGAAATCCGAAAGAGCTTAGAAATGACAATGGAGCAATTCGGCAGTCGACTCGGAGTTACTAAAGTAGCAATCTCCAGAATCGAAAAAGGAGAACGTAATCTCACAGAACAAATGAGCCGAGCGATATGCCGTGAATTCAATGTCAGTGAAGAATGGCTGAAAACAGGTGATGGAGAGATGTATCAGCAACTCTCAGAAGATGAGGAAATAGCTGGTATTGTTTCAGATCTGTTAGAAGAAGGAAAAGACAACGCTTTTTACAGTATAATTTTGGAGATAGTCAAAACGTACAGCGAACTATCTCCCGCATCACAGAAGGTACTTATGGAAGCGGCTGAGAAACTGGCTGACAATTTGGCAAAAAAGAAAAGGGACTAACGTCCCTCTCTTCTGTCAAAGTGCTTCTTAATGATTATGTAAACCTGTTTCAAAAAGGTTTCATCAGAAGCATTCAGTTTGTTAATCAGTTTTATAATCTCGTTTTTGTAGTCCATCTTATGTACCTCCCGATCACGTTTTTCAAACATTTGTTCGAAATTCCTTGATTTCATATTATCACAGAAGTATTTGTGATGCAACCATTTTCGAACATTTGTTTTTAGTAAAATTTTCCTTTCACTATATAAAACGTATCGGAAGCTAAAAAGTTGTGCGTTGTCCGGAATCCCGGACGCTTTTTGAAAATCACTTATATTCAGACTCATAAAGATCTGAAATTGTGGTTTTCAACCCTGCTGCCAACTGTTCCATAGTTGCCAGAGTTGGACTTACTCGACCGGTCACTATGTCACCGATTGTAGACCGGGGAACGCCGGTCATAATTGCCGCCTGCCTGATCGACAGGTGGTGCTGTTCTAAAAATTGAGATAATAATATTTTCATGGTGTTATTATCTCTGGAAAAAGGAGAAAGTATTCAAAGGAGAAAGTGAAATATGAAAAAGAAGGTTTTAATCTTATTATGTGTGTTTTCCTGCTGTAACTTAGTAGGATGTAACGTAGACTCAGAGCTATTATTTGGTTCTGAAGCTCAGCAAGAAACAGAAAAATCAACTCCTGAAGCCGCTACGGAGGCTAGTACCGAATATTATGAATCTTTAACGTTCCGTTCAAAATTAGGCAAGCGAATCAAAGACAACATAGAAGAACATTCCCCTTGGGAAACTGCCAATACAGAAGTTGATAAAGTGGTTGTACATTCTTCCAGAAAGAATCCTCAAAATCCATTTTCTATAAATATTGATCTTGTTTACCACGGTGGTTTTACGTTTGGACAAGAAGTTAGAATTGCATTCAACGCTATCAAAGAAGAATTATCTGATATTGATGAAAAGGCCGAAAGCATTCACATCAAAACTGCATATTTTAACGATGCTTCTAAATTTATTATGGCTACAACGACTGATTTTGGAGAAACTTGGCATTATGTACGCACCACGGATGGAATCACCGATACAGAATTCGGTTTAAGTCTTGATGAACTTGAATCTTTTGACGAGGTTCGCTTAGACGATAAAACAAGTGCTGATTCTGAAACAGAAGCAGATTTTTTAAATAACCTTCCTCTTGCTAGTTACGAAGACATTGCTGCCGGGAAATATACCGGTCAAGATGTATGTGTTGACGTTGTGATCGATAAAAAGATAGACCGCAATTATTCAGACAGTGATTCTTGCTCTTTCTCCTGTTGGATAAAAGGAAATGATGGATATTTTTATTCTCCGTCTTACATGCACGATGTCGATGATTCCGAAGCAAGTAAAGGATTCATGGAAGCAGAAAACGGTGATGTTGTCCGCTATGCAACAACTATATACAGTGATAATTCCTTCGGAACTTCTACCATTTTAGCTTCAGAAATTATTGGAAAAGAAGATTTACAAAGCGTATATGATACATACAAATCCAGTCTAAATGAATTCGACTATGAATCTGCAGAACGAAATCCAGACGAATACAAAGATAAATACTACAAGATTTCTGGACGAATTGTGCAAATAATAGACGAATCCGATTATTCTGCTGATTATCTCTTGTCTACTGATCAAGGATATATTTATCTCACAAATCCTGATGACAAAGAAGCTCGCGGAGCAAGATTATTAGAAAATGATAATGTAACTGTGTATGGAGATTTTACAGGATTAACAACCTATTCGTATTTAAGTGATAAACAATACATCCCAGAATTCTTTTCCGCTATCATTGAGTTGAATTAGTTGTTAAAGGAGAGCAAGCCATGAAACTGACATCCGGTTTTAATTTTGAAAATTATGAAATTACAGATTATTTGGGATTCTGTTCAGGAGAATATGCTTTAAATACAAAGTTTCTTTCTGACTTTAATCTTTTGTCTTCGTACTCTGAAAAACTTGAAGAGGCTCAGAAAAACGCTCTCGATATCTTGATCAACAACGCCAAGCAAATGGGAGCCGATGCAATTATCGGACTTGACATCGACTATACCACTGATGATCATGATATTATGGGCGTAATCGCAAATGGCACTGCTGTAACAATACAGAGCACTTTGAAAGAACCTGCTGTTCCTGTAAAAATAAATGTTATCAATTATAACCCTGATTTGGAATTTAGGGTATCGTCCTTGACAATATTGCCAGATGTCGAAAAACCTACGGTGACTGCAACATTATTCGGAAAAGCATCTGAAAATATTACTGGCGTTCTCGCTGATATTTTTCTTGCTGATATCTTCGATGAATTGCACCCAGTACACTGCACAGGTTTTTCACGTTTTGATGCTGCACCAAATTTTACTACTTCCATCAGTACATCTGTCCCTTGCAATTTAGAACTGGATATACTTCCGTTAATCAAGTACGCTAAGGTAGTCATTAAAAAATACATATCTGGAAACACTGTCATAACAGCTTCGGATAATGATGGACTTCTGGATATCGAGCCAGAGGATATTTCTGAAAATAGCAACAACAATATTTTCTCTAACTACAAATTGCAGTTAGATGAATATATGGATTCTGTATGCCACATGAACTCTGCCACTGAGATATTGCATTATACAAAAAACCTTATTGAAGAAAATCATGATTTCATACAGGCTGACTTAATACAATTAATTTCTTCTTGTGCAAGTCTTGAGCGTATGTATGGAAATTGCAAAAACGATTGTATCGAAAGAATCAAAAACTATTTTGATAGTATATAAAAAACAATTAAAACAAAAATCCGCCCCAGTGTTACCAGCACCGAAGCGGATCAGCGAATCTATACAGGTCTGAGAACCAGTATAATCACCCTTAAGCAAGATGATTATACCACAATCCTCCAGCACCTGTACAGGTGTATTTTTATACCCATTTTACGAACAGGAGGATGATATTATGCCAACCGCAAAAAAATTACCGTCAGGTTCATGGCGGTGTCTTGCATATAGCCATACCGAAAAGATATTCGATGAAAAATCCGGAATCTGGAAAAATAAGCGGATCTATGAATCTTTCACTTCCGATGATCCGACCAAAAGAGGGAAGCACGAAGCAGAATTGGCAGCTAACCAGTTTCTTCTCACTAAACGTAAGGATAAGCAAAGCACTATAAATATTACACTATCGGAAGCGATCGAGCGTTATATTGAGAAATCTGACAGTGCATTATCCGGCACTACGATGCAGGGCTACCGCAAAGATCAATACGATTCTTACAAACCACTTTTTGACACCCGACTGCGTGATATAACATCTGATGATCTGCAAGATGCTGTTAATCGCGACTGCAAGCGTCTGTCAAAAAGAAACAAGAAAAACCCGAAGCCTATATCTCCAAAAACAGTAAAAAATACCTACGGCTTTATTTCCGCTGCCATCCATTCCTGTATGCCAGACGCATCTTATTGCGTAAAGCTTCCAACTGTGCCCCAAAAGGTGAAAGAATTGATCCCACCACAAACAATTCTGGAGATCATAAAAGGAACAGATATTGAACTTCCGTGCTTACTTGCCATGTGGTTGAGTTTTTCCATGAGTGAAATTCGAGGAATCAAATATAAAGACATTGAAGACGGCTATCTGCGAATTGACCGGGTGGTGGTAGACATTAATGGCGAGGCTTCTGTGAAAGAATCTGGAAAAGCAGCCAAACGTCTGCGAAAACACCGCATCCCTCCATACATAATGGAATTGATACCAAAAGGTGATCCAGACGATTATCTCATCGCTCAAAGCGGTCATGCTATCTATATGAAGTGGTCAATGCTTCTGAAAAAGAATCATCTCCCGCACATGACATTTCACGATCTGCGACATGAAAATGCATCTATCATGCATATGCTGAACATCCCGGATAAATATGCCATGGAACGTGGCGGCTGGAAAACAGACAAGGTTATGAAACAAATCTATACACATACCTTTTCAGATGGTCGTATCAAAGCAGATGATACAATCGACAGATACTTTGAAAATTTACTCGAAAATGATCCTGTAGATATTGACCAGAAGAAATATAAAGCCTGGCTTCTTCTGTACGAAAAAGAGGATTCTGAACAGAGCAAAATAGAATTTTTAGCATTTATGCAACACGAAATGCAACACGAAAAGAAAAAAGCCCGATAAAATCGGGCTTTTCAGGATGGACCTGAGGGGAATCGAACCCCGCAAATACAGTTTTTACAAATGCAGTGTTTACCAGCTTTTCTGTAAAGCCTTGAAAACACTGCATTTTATATGTAAGTAAGTTGTACTAAAAGACACGTTTTTCACAATAATATAAAACTATGCAACACGAAATGCAACACGAATTTTAATTTCTTATACCCGCTCCACTTTCTTCAGATAAACCCATCCTGCACCGCTTTTCAGCTTGCCGAATCCGTTCTTTTCTTCTACGATCTCGTACTTACCTGGCTGCAAAAATGTTCTGGCAGCACTGTATGTTTTTGCCGCTCCTGTCCTGATCGGGACGTTGTTGCTTTTCGGCCGTACCTTGTATGGGATCTTACTTGATGTGTATACTTTCTTTCCGGCATCATTGTAGACATGATAACCGGCATGCTGATCTGCACACTGCTTGGCTTTCTTCATCGTTTTAAATGCCCCGATCTGACTGCTGACGTTCTTCCAGGTCTTGCGGACACGGTACCATGGTTTCGTGCTTGCTGGAAGAATGTCACCTGATCCGGCAATTTTTTTCTTGAACTCGTCCCACGTCCAGCTGGTCTTATAGTGGTTGTTGTGCACATACGGTGCCGGGCATACCTTATTGACGATATCATAATGCCGCAGGACATGGTCTGCAGCGATTCCAAGCTGCCCCATCAGATGCTTGACCAGCCATACACAGGCCTCCTGCGTCTCTTTCGTAAAATACCATTTCGGGTCAGATGCAAGTGCAGCGTTGCCGTCACACTTGCAGCACATCTCGATGCTGATCGTGTTGTAGTTGTTGGCTTCCGGATGCTTCTGGGTGTAATAACCGGCTGTTCCTACCGCCCACGGCACTGCATCCAGACTGCAACGCTGGTAGATGGTGCCATCCCAGTAGATGTAGAAATGGGCACCACACCCATCGGACGACAGGTTATGTGCCTGACCGACCACGCCCAGATAATGCACTCCAATGTACTTTTTCTGGTTGCCCCATGCCGGGACTCTGGATGATGATATGGCGTTTGTAATTTTGTAGCTCATAATTTTTACCTGCCTTTCTCAGAGGACGCTCATGCGTCCCCTTTTTTCTCTGCTTTCTGTGTCAGTATGTCGATCGCATTGGCGATCACTGCCGGCAGCGGTATGCCCATCAGTCCGGCATTCTCTACGATGCTGATCAGTTCGTTGGCAATAAACCCGATGATCACCGCATCACGGATGTAATCCACACCGATTGCCAGATCCAGCCGGTACGCCACCAACACAAACAGCAGCGTCATACATTTCCTGCACAGACCTTTCCAGCCTGTACGGCTTTCCAGTGTTCCGGATTCCGTCTTCTTGCTGTTATGGAATACCCCGGCAACGATCAGACCGGAGATGTAATCGATCGCCATAAAAATGATCAGCGTCATCAATGCCTGATCCCAGCCGCCAAAAAAAGAAGCAATCGCCCCACCGACTGCTCCAATACCTGTACATAACATTTCTTTTTTCATGTTTCGTTTCCTTTCTTGTTGTTATAATCTTAATTTGCTGATGGCAATATTTCCAGCAACATAATTTTCTGTAGTAACCAGCAACAGATTGTATCCTTGTGGTATAGTCACATAATAATCATGCATTCCCTCTTCCAGAGTTACATCTAATCCCAGGAAATCTGAATAGGAACTGTCCGTTCCGGAACCACTTGCAACAGCAATGATATTTTCTGTGTCCTGTTCAGCATTCATTACATAGACTGTTATTCTGTATGTACTACCAGGTGTTGCACTGATTTTTGTGTTCTGATAATAATATCCCCTACTAGGAGATGCCGGCATAGAGGTAAGCATTGACGTTGTTGGATGTTTATACCATCTGTAATCTTTTAATGCATTTATTGTTGCTGCTTCTACTGTTTCGAAAATACCGGCTGTTACGATTGCGATTTTATCTTCCAAATTTTGGATACTTTTTGTTAACTGATTTTCCAGATCCTGGATTTTGGTACTCGATTCCTTTTCCTTTTTCTCCAGATTCTGTATTTCTGTTGCGAATTCTTGTTCTGCCTTTTCTCGATTGCTGCATTCTGCTTTGATATTCTCATCGCACCCTGCAATCCCATCATGGATCGCCTGCCGGACATCCCGCCCGTAAACTGCCGCCAGTATCTTTTTTAAGTTCTCTGTTATAGCCATTCCTGTTCCCCTTTCCTATGAAAATGTCAGCTTCAATGCCGCATGCACACCACATGGTGCATTGTTGACTGCGTTGGTTGTATTCGGCATCGTTGCGGCAATAGATACCATATTACGGTTGACAACGCCCCGGTAGGACGATGCCGCTACCAGCGTGGATGCATTGCCACCATAAATATAATTCCCATTCTGCCGGATCTGCAGTCCGGTTGCCGATGCTATGCTAACAGAACTGCAGCCGACAATCGGTGTCGATACCGGAATGCAGAACTGCACTTCCTTGCCTGCGGATGTCACATAGCCAGCCGTGAAACATTCAATATTTATGCTGTCGCCCTTGGTCAGGATATTCATATTTCCGACTACAAACCAGTATGATCCGCTGTAGACCAGCTCCAAAACCGTGTACTGATCTATCAGCTCTGCAGGGATGTTGCTGTTCCGGTAATAGATTGGCTTCGCCCCTGTACTATTGACGTTCAGTGTTGGATTTGCAGCGGTGTTGGCATAACTGAACCGCACGAACACTCTTGCACCAGCTGCCAGCTTAAAGTTCGACAGGCTGACCGTCTTTGCAGCGGTCGATCCCGTCGTATAACACACGGCATAATGGGCAATGTCAGCCGTACCATTGAAATTAACGCCATCTATTGCCCGTGTTGTCTGGAGTTTTGTAGCTGTTCCTGCATTTCCTGTAATCGTTGTCGGTGTTCCTCCGCCATTGGCATCCACATAACTTTTCACTTTCTTCCATAACTCAGTAAGCCCCGCCTTATCTAGATATGCCATGTTCCTTCCTCCTTATATCAATTCACTTTACACGCAGATTGCATCAATTTCGGCATTGGTAAGTGCATCGACCACAAACAATCCGCCCAATGCATCCCATGCCTTGCCGTCCCACGCCACGTTGGTACCTGCCGGGCCGTAGTCAGATGCTGCTTCCAGGTTGTATACGTCACCGGCAACCTGCCCTGTAGTCGGCAGTTTTGTTGCATCTGCCAGGGAACCCTTGTACTTATACACGCCTGTAATGTCGAATTTCTTCGCATAGATACCAGATAAATCTGCCTCTGTTGGCAAATCATTCAGTTTTGAAAACATCACTGGAGACATGAGACCCATATTACCAGTAGTTGCAACTGGAATATTTGCTTTTACGGTACTTCCTGCAAAAGTGAGACCAACAGATGCTTGCGTGTAATCTTCTTCAGTATAGGCCATTGTCATGGCTTCCCATGTTCCTTTACCGCTCAGAAGTTTACCCGTATCGCCTTTCGCCGGTGCCGGTACCAGTCCGTGTGTACCTGCCGCATTAGCTGTTGCACCCTTGAAGTCAGAGTAGGTCGTGTTTGATGCCGGGATGCCTAAGCCTGTGATATCTGTCTTAGTAACTGGTGTCGTACCAGATACGTGTCCGGCTGCATCCACGGTCACTTTGTATAGTCCGTTTGTTTTCGCCGTATAACTCGGATGCACATATTTGTTCGCACCGGTTTCGATTCCTGTCAGTTTGTTCTTCTCTGCTGTCGTATAGTCGTTCGTAGACAGTCCTTTACCGCTTACTTTGTCTACCTTCCCTGATAATGCTGTTTTGATCTTGCCCCAAAGATAAGTTAATCCCGCTGTATCCAAAAAATTTGCCATAATGTTTTTCTTCCTTTCTTTTAGCTGTAAATGCAGATCTCATCAATCTGCCCATTCGTTATCGCTGTTACTGTTGTGTACTTCACACGCCCCTGCCCTGCCTGTAGCTGACGCTGTGTGTAGGTCAGTGTTGTACCGCCAAGTGTGACCTTGCTGTTTGCCGGTTTCAGCAGGTCGGTCACTTTCCTGGTGATCTGCAGCTGTTGTTGTATGTTGTACGTGGGTGCTGCACACGAAACTTTCTCACCGATCCGCAGCATCTGAACATCATAACCGGCATCTGCCAGATCAACCGCAGACAACTCTGTCACCAGGCTTGCCCCGTTAATCTTTTTGAAAGCCTTTTCGCCCTCTTCTTTCAGCTTTGCCGGATCCTGAATCTCGGAAAATTCCACAGTCTTTGTGATGATGCCGTATTCTTTGACGGCTGCTGCGTCTTCCAGGTAATCCTTGCCACCGTTTACATTTGCGATCGTGACCGGCCATTCGTTGTTTGACGTCGATGCCCCGAGCGGGATCAGACGCGTTGCAAGGTCATCCGTCTTGACGTTCTTGGTAACATCAATTATGTTCTGCCCCTGCCGTATATCCTGGCCGCCTGCCTGTTCATATTCTGCCAGGTAATCAATATAGTGCACACCGCCGACGGTTCGTGTTCGGATATACCCGCCGCTTTCTGCGACGAGTTCATCCATTATGTCCCTCGTGGTGCTGTAATCGTTCCGCTCCCGATCTGCCGCTTCCCCGGTAATAGTCACCTGACCGATCAGGAACTGCTTGAAATCATCCACCTGTTCGTTGTGCTTCTTAACCAGCCACTTGAAATAATTTCCTGGCGTTGTCTTTCCCGGTACATCCGTGCCGGTCTTGTGGAATGGACGGATGATGCTGTCCTGAAAAAATACCAGGTCGCCTTCTGTCTGGATCTCCATCTCAAGGTCCCTGTCTTCGACGGTGTTCATCACAACGCCCCGGTAGATCGTCTTCTCACTGCCCGTCAGGCCGAACCGGATTACTTCCAGCATGGACTTTCGCCGCAGGACGGATGCCGCAAGCGGATGGTCCAGGACGATCGAGACATCACAGGAACCGTTTTTGTTGACTTCCTGCGTCAGTGCCCCTTCTGTAATACAGCGGCCTCTTATCCACGGATGGTACAGGTTGGAACCATCCAGCGTGATCTTATACATTAGAACCTGCCCCCTCTGTATTCTACGGAAACCGTGCCGCCATCCCCTTTAAACTGCATGGTATGGCTGCCCTCTGTGATCAGGATATCAGGCACCGTGCTGTGTCCTTTTGGGATCTGGTAGCTTTTTCCGTCATATGTCACTGTGACCGCCGCCGAAGCTTCAAAAACACACCCCGTCGGCATCACATCCCCTACGACCGTGATTTCACCCGGTACCGGGATGTTTTTATAGTCTCTGATGATATCCGTTTCAAAATTGAAGCTGTCCCATTCCCAGTCATCCAGTGACGTTTTCCGTGCCAGCTTGTACGGCTCCGCATCCAGTGTGACCACGATCTGGCTGTAATGCTGGTTGAGCTTGCTGCTGTCCACGCTTACCCTGGCATCGTAATAATAGCCGTCATCCCCGAAGATGACCGGGAGCCGCCTGCCGTGCAGTTTCCCGCGGATGTCACTGGCTTTTGACAGCCAGGTGCTGTAAGTCCCGTCCTTGAAGTCGAACGTCAGCTTATGTGTTGCATTGTCGTACACTGGGAAACCGGTAATGGCTTCCGTCAAGTCCAGTGCACCGTTCCTGCCGGGGATGGTCACGGTACTTTTCCGGACGGACGGCGTACCAAGGTCCACACCCAACAGTTTCAGCCCAAAATCGCCCATTTTATACTTTCCGATCTGTACATCCATCAGCTTCCCCTCCTCTGCCGGTTCCGTATTGTGTTCATGTTTTCATTGACGTATGGTGTGACCGCCTTGCCCACCGTCCTTCCATCCAGGTCGACCGTGGTATGGATCTCAGCCTGTAACTGCACCGGCTGATTATTTGCCAGGCTGATCTGTGGTGATGACACGTTGACCGTCGGGCTTGCACCCATGGATTCCAGGCTTGCAATTGTGTTCTGCATCCTTTCCACTTCTGCCATGACTGCCTGCATTTCCGCCTGGGTGCCCTGCTCGATTTTCTTCCTGGCTTTTTCATATTCTTTTGTTTCCCGGTATACCTGCCATTCTTTTTCTTCCTTTTTGTTTTTGGCAGTCGTTTTCTTTTTCTTTGCTGATGTCTTGCCCGAAGCTGCAGTTCCAGTGCCCTTTGCCTCTGCTGTCGTTTTGCTGCCTTCTGCTTTTTTGCCGTCTTTTCCAAGCCCAAACGCTTTTTTAAACGCTTCGATCATATCCTTTGCAATGCCCCGCATGGATTTTTTCAGCGTTTCTTTTTCGCCATTCAGACTCTTGATCAGGCTCTTAGCGATCTTCTTTCCGGCTTCTTCGGCTGCTTCCTGTGCGGTTTTGGCTGCCTCTTCCACTTCTTTCGTCCATCCGGCTTTTACATCTGTCAGACGCTGTTCGAAGAAATCTTTCGAAAAGGTTTTAGACGAACTCTGCAGCTGTTCCCATTTCTCCTTGTACGCCGCCAGTTCTTCCGCTGACATTGCGTTCAGGTGCTCCACGAAGTTGTCTGCCTCGTTCAGGTCCATGCCAAGGATCTGGTCCATCAGGCTTTCCGGTATCTTGTCCTTGAGCTTTTTCAGACCTTCCTGGTACCGCTCGACTTGTGTCAGCTGGGTGCCCAGGTCGTACATATTGACCGGCTCTGACATCTTCTTTTTCATGTCGTCCCGAAATGAGATGATCTTGTCGTAAGCTTTCTGGTACTTGTCTGCGATCTCATCTAACTTCTTGTCCAAGTCGTCTTCGATCTTACTGTAAGCTTTCTCTGTCCCTTCTTTCAGGGCATCCATGAACGTTGATGTGTATTTGTTGGCATAGTTCTTGATCTTTTTAGCGTTCTTCTGGATCTGTTTCGCTTCATCCTGGAGCTTCTTAGCTTCGTCCTGAAGCTTTTTCTTCTGCGTTGCGTCCTTCGTGTTGCTTGCTTCTTTTTTCTTGCTTTCTGCCTTTTTCTTTATATCTTCGGCCTGTTTTTCGTACTCCTTGAGAACTGCATCCACATAGCCGTCAATCTTGTTATCCAGTTTCGACACCAGAAGCTCCTGCCGCTTATCAAGCCCGCTGGTGATGGATTCCATGATCGCAGACGCCGCATCGGAATAACCGCCCTTTGCCGCATCCACTTCACCGGCTGCCTTGACAGCTTCCTCGGACATCTTTTTCATGGTCTTTTTCAGCTTCGGGACTTCGGCTTCAATGCCCTTGATCACACCTCCGACGATGTGTTTACCGATCTCGTCCTTGAAAACCTTGGACGGGGAATGAATCCCCAGTTCGTTTTTGGTGGCATCCACAGACACTTTTGCGAGATTTCTGGCACTCTTCTCAACATCTCCGCTACCTTCATCAATACCGAC